CTCTGCGCCAAGAATTAGTGTTTGTGCAAACATATAAAAATCCAGTATTCCAAACAATTGTTCCTTTAACTCCACTTGCTCCTGTAGTTGATGGTATTCCAGTAGGACCTGCTAAAATTAAATTGCCGCTTGTTAATGTTAAATTTAATCCAGAGATACTCATGTCATCAACAGATACGTCCATGCTACTAAATATACCAGTTTGAGCTACTGTTATATTATTGTTAAATGTTGTGGCGGCTGTAAATGTTGTTGCCGCTGTGAATGTTTTACTTCCACTTATAGTTTGAGTTCCGCTAGTTTGTACAATTGTATCTGGAACTTGGCCAGCTTCTCCGCTTAAAAGAACTCCTGTGCCGTTAATAAAAAGTCTATTTTTAAGATCAAGATATCCGCCTATATTTGATCCATTAATTTCACTTTTATAAGCTGAAATAATTTGTGTTCTTGTATATTCAAAACCTGCATAAGTAATAGGTGGAGTAGCATCATTATAGTTGTTCCATGAAGTTGATCCACCTTGTTGATAATTTGTAAAATAAAATTTATAAAATTTACCATGCAAAGTATCATGCATTATTAATTGTGCACCAACTATATTACCGCCTATTCCTCCTCCCCATAAATCATAAAGAGAAAAATAATCTCTCAGATCGAAATTAGTTAAATCACTCCATCCATCTCTATTCCATTCTGTATAACTTGGTCCGCTTCCATTCCATCCACCTTCTTGACTTGGATTATAAAGAGCTAGATGAGTTCCTCTTGTTATTTGGACATTAGTATCAATAGTATCAATTACTTGAACTTCAGTATTATTACTTTGGGTGACTGTTACTGGTGCTCCAAGTTCAATAAAGTCTCCAATATTTAAACTAGATCCACTTATATTAACTTGAGAATAAAAACTTGCGCCACTTGCTTTTATATTTCCATTTACTTCTAATTTTTCAGATGGAGTATTTGTGCCAATACCGACTTTATTATTAAGTATTACTTTATCATTGTCTGTTGAAAATGTTGTGATACCACTATTACTAATTATTTTAAATGGAAGCACAAAAGACTGTATATAATTATCCCCTACATCAAGCCCTTCTGCATCTTGAGCTATTATTAATTTATCATTTCCATTTCCTTGTAAAGTAATTTTTGCAAATCCATCTGATCCACCGAATACAGAATTTACTATTAAATTAGGAGTTTCATCTTGAAATGTTTTAGTTCCAGATATAGTTTGATTTCCAGTTGTAAATACTATATTACTACTTGTTGAGTTTATATAGCCGCTGAGATTATTTATCTTACCATCTAAAGCTGTTCCTGTGTTTCTGATAGTAGTTAGATCAGTTGCTAAATTTGCTATTTTGCTTTGAGCTATATTTGCATTGTTGTCAACATCAGCATTGAAAATTCCAGTGGCAGGACTTTGGAAAACTCCATTAATTACTTTAACAACACCATTTCCTGCGACTGATGGAATTGTTGTATGAACATGAGAAGGTCTATAAGAATCAAAATAAAGAGTAATAGTTCTATTATTTGTTGTGTATTTTTTACCAAATAATTGTACATAAATTCTTTCATTACTTGCTATGCCAGTTTGAGGCACTGTTGCATTTAAAATATATTGAGCAATAGTAGATGTTTCATATAAATAAACATCATCACTTGATGCTAAGTAACGATAAGTAGAATTAGTAGGATTATATATATTGACTACTGCTTTTATCGAACATTCAGTTGCACTTGCATTATCTATGTTAGCCCAAATATTAAAATCCCAAAGTCCAGCAGGAATATTTGTTACTTGAGGATTTCCACTAGCTGTGACAAAACTACACAATAATTTATCTGTCAATCTTGGATCTAATTCATTACTTGTAGCTTGTCCAGATCCTATAGCATATTGTGTTCCTAATAAAGAAAGTGCGTGATCACCAGTAGTTGGCAATCCACCTGTTGGAGCTATTCCACTTCTATTAGCAAAATCAAAATAATAAACTAATCCACCACCACCATTACCTCCAGCTGGTACTGCTCCAGCTCTCCAAGAAGATGATGCTGCGTTCCATTGTAATACTTGACCATCTGCTGCTCCTCCATTTAAATCAAGTTTATATCCTTGGAGTTTATTTACTGTTGGATAAGGTAAAAAGCCAGTTAAATCTCCACTAATTATACTTTCGCCGCTAAGTAAAATATTAGTGCCATTTACTGTTGGGCGATTTGTGAATAAGCCGTTATTTTTTGTGACATAATTTCCAGTTAATGTTCCACTAAGAGAATTAATACTAGTTACTAAAGTCGAGCCAGTATTAGCTAACTGAATATCACTTGCAAATGTAGCGTCCAAGGTTCCAGTATATCCAGTAAACAATCCGCTCAAAGAATTTATATTAGAATTTAAAGTAGAACCAGTATTAGCAAGATTTGTAATGGTAGAATAAGTATTTGAAGCTGAAGAGGTTGTTAGATAATTTCCCGTAAGAGTTCCACTCAATGAAATTATTGAATTATTTAAAGTGCTACCAGTCGAAGCTAGATTAGCTACTGTTGCATATGAACTTAAATTAACGCCAGTTAATACTGCGTTACCATTAACAAAAAGCCCACTAGTAAAATTACCACTTCCATAGACTGTGAAATTATTACCAGAAATAACCAAAAAATCACCCTGCGCCGAGTCGCCAAATGTTGTATCTTGTATAAAAGTTTTAGTTCCAGAGATAGTTTGATTTCCTGTTGTGAATACAATGTTGCTGCTGGTTGAATTTATATAACCGCTAAGATTATTTATTTTTGTATTTAAAGTTGAGCCAGTATTAGCGAGATTTAATATTGTTGCATAATTTCCAGTTAAAGTACCACTTAAACTATTAATACTGTTATTTAAAGTAACACCAGTAGAGGAAACGTTTACAATTGTAGCGTAGGTACTAGAAGCAGAACTTGTGGTAAGATAGTTTCCTGTAAGAGTTCCGCTCAAAGAATTAATACTATTAACAAGAGTTGTTCCAGTATTAGCAAGTTGACTATCAGTTGCATATGTTGCATCAAGATTTCCAGTGAATCCAGTAAAAGCAGAGTTAAGAGAATTTATACTAGAAACTAAAGTTGAACCAGTAGAAGCAAGATTAGTAATAGTTGCGTAGTTGGAAGTTAATGTTCCGCTAAGTGAATTTATATTATTATTTAATGTAGCGCCAGTTGAAGCTAAATTAGCTGAAGTAGCATAAAGACTTGGGGTTACTTTTACCCCACTGATTGTAAAAGTATTATTTATATTAACAACATCTTGACTAATATCAACATTAATTGTTGAAACTCCAGTTTTATAAATAACTACACTTCTTGATTTAGTATTACTATCATTTATATATAAATTACCAAGTACATTAACATCTCCTCCATAAGGTTCGTAGCTATCTGTTCCTGCATATAAATTAATATTTCCTCCAGCAATATCTCCGCTTCCAGCAGTTAAATTAATATCACCGCCAATAGAAGAAGCACCAAATCCAAAAGCTCTATCTAATGCTTTGATATCAATCGAAATTGTACCACCACCAACTCCACTTAAACCAGATATAGTACGAACAGATAATGTATTGTTAAAAGTTTTATTTCCATTAATAGTTTGATTGCCAAATGTTAATACTGAAACACCACTTAGATTATTTATTTTTGTATCAAGAGTTGAACCACTACTTGCAAGGTTAGTAACTAACGTACTTCCAGTTAAACCGAGATTTGTTATTGTAGCATAATTACTTGTGAGAGTTCCACTCAGAGAATTGATATTAGAGTTTAAGGTATTTCCAGTTGAATTTAAATTATTTATTGTAGCATAAGTAGATGATGCAGAATTTGTTGTAAGATAATTGCCAGTTAAAGTTCCGCTTAATGAAGATATTTTATTTTCTAAATTTGAACCAGTTAATGTAAGATTAGATGTCGTAGCATAATTAGATAAATTAACTCCAGTTATAAATCCACTAGGATTAGTAATAGCATAATATCTAAGATCGAATAGTCCTGTATTTACAATTCCGCTTGGTCCAGTTGCTCCACTTGGACCAGTTGCTCCACTTGGACCAGTTGCACCACTTGGACCTATTGTACCACTTGGGCCTTGAATTCCAGCTAGTCCTTGAGATCCAGGAATTAAAATATTAGCAACTAAAGCTTGCGTTGGTGATGTTACATCAACAGTTATAGCGTTAGGCACATTAACGTCTACATTAATATCTGCCATAAATTTATCTCGTTACTTCTGGCAAAATTGAAAATTTTCCTCGTAATAATTTTATACTATTTCCTGTTAATATTCCAGATGGATATCTTTCAATATCATAAACATGATCAGATATTGGAATATCTGCAGAGATATATGAATTAATATTAATAGCCATAGTTCCAGATAACACGTTAGTTATAGTTGGATTTAAATCCAATAAAACTCCTGTAGAGCCATAACTAGCACGAACTTGACCTCTTACCTGATAACCACTTAAATTAAGTGCTGTTCCGTTACTATCTTTTAAATTTAATGTTAATTGTATATAGTCGCCTTGATAACCAGTGATATTATAAAATGTTGCCATGTAAAATATTACACAGAACAATTATTTTATTGATATTAAATTAGCGACCTTCTGAAAGAATATCTTTTGCTGTTTTAGAAATAGGTTTATTGCTTGTGCTATTTTCTTTTACTTGAAATTGAGCAACATGTTTTTGAAATTCTTTTTTTAATCTTGCTACAAGAGTTCTACGATCATCAATTGGTACAAGTCCAATTTTAACTGCATGAGTTTGAAGATCACTTTTATTTAAATCGTCAAGATAAGTGTTATATTTTCCTAGATCTAAAGTTCCATACTTTGCATTACCAGTATCTCCCCATACTTGGTCTAATGTGACAGCTTTCTCTACTTTGCCATGAGTTTGGCTTAATGATTCTAATTTTAGTTTCTTTTTAGGCATAATTATCTCCTTAACATATTATACTGTTGTAAAAATCATATGTCTAATAAAAAAGAAAAACCCGAGGGAATAAACCCTCGGGCTTTTCAATTCTAATATAATCTAAATATTAGGCTCCGCGGAGGATGATACCTGCGATTGCACGGGCATCAAGACATACGCGACCTTCTTCTAGAGAACCATAGAATCCGATCTTTTCAGATCTGGATACGAATTGGTCGTCTGGAAGAGCGGTAAATGTACTGCTTGTTTCGCTGTTTTGAGCTACTGGGCGTACAAATGCGTCCTTACTTAGATCTGCACCAACTAGGATTTCGTCACCAGTTGTGGCTGGGTCAAAGGCTATTGCGCTATTGCCACCAGCAGCTAGTAGAACGTCAAACAAGGTGTTATATTTTCTGCCTTGTCCAAGTTCAACGAGCTCATGAAGTGCGATTCCATAAAGTTCTTGTGAACCACCGCCGCGATAGATTTCTTCACGGACGTTAGCTGGAAGATCAGTGTTACCATTTGTTACAGCGTTGTAAGCAAATGAACGGATATCTTCTTTAACTTCTGGACTAATAAACAAATCAGTCATTCCATATGAATCAACAGTCGAACCACCAGCATAAGAAGTATTGATTCTTTTTACGAGTGTTAGCAATTGATTTAATCCACCAAGGGTGAATTTACCAGTTGTTCCACTAAGTTCAACCAAATGATCAGAGCCATTTGTGTTAGCTTCAGCAAGAGCTTTTAAAACTACTGCCCAAGCGTTACGTTCTTGTTTTACGAGAACTTCGTTGGTCATGCGCTCTACGGCTTTACTGACTACATCAAGACGGCCACGACGAGCATAGCGTTTCAAGAAAGAAACTGCGCTATCTAAACGATAGGTAGAAACTTTCAATTCGCTAAATCCTTCTACTACTGAAGAAGGAAGACCACCTGCTACGTTTTGACTCCAAACGGTTGTATAACCTTCTGCATTCTCATTGTACCATAGGTCAAGAGGAATAGAGGGGGAGTCGTCTTCGTTATAAGGTAGGTCAGTATAAACTGCACTAGCTGTTCCAGCTTGCATTAGAACTTTGCTAACAACTGGACCGATAAAAGCTGCAAAAGCTTCACTAGCTTCTCTTGCAACGTTTCCGTCACGGCTAGCCATAGCTTTAATTAGCTCAACTTGTTCTGGTGTATTTTTTAATTTTAATTTCATTTTAAATATTCTCCTTTAAGAATTAGAGTTCGATTTTTAGAGCGGCTACACCATTGACGGATTTGCCGAGCCAACGACCAACTCTTGTGGTGGAAGCTGCAAGTACTGCACTTGCAGTCAAAGTTGCAAACTCTGAATGACTAATGGCTCTGAGTTCGCCATTTGTACCAAGAATTGCATGAGGAGTTGCATTTGCATCAGCGACTGTTATGCCACTATACATTACAACACCTTTTGTTAGAATTGGTACTGCTTGTCCACTAACAACAACATTCATTTCTGCTGCTTTACGTGGATTGAAAATTAGTTTTTCGCCATTTTCATCTGTTTCACGGATGTCCATAAGTGTTAATCCAAGAACTCTGTCTCCAGAGGCAGGAATTCCAACTTTTGGTGTTGCGCCGTAGCGTTGTGAAACTACATTATTATATGCAGATCCTACATCACCTAATCTTGCGTTAACATCATATCCGTTTGCTGTGGTGTCTGGAGCGAATCCATCACCCATAATCTTTACAACTAGTCCTTTACGAACTAGTGAACTATCTCCACTATAAGAGTAGAGATTCACAACGTCTTGCTCGCTGTATTGTCTGAATGGTCTTAAATCATGTGCCATATTTTTATCTCCTTATTTATTTGTTTGTGATACTAAAACCTTCCAAACCGAAAGCACTGGCGTATTTTTCACGCACAGTTTGCTCTGTGGCTGGGGCAGAATTTGGTATTTCAGTCGAAGCTTTTGATCCATTATCAACAGCTTGTTCAACAACCTCTTGGGTTGTAGAAATTGTTTGAGCAACCTCTTCAGAAGCTTTAACTTCTTGAGAAGCTACTTCGGCTTTCATCTCTTCTTCTTTTTTCATTTGAGTTTTTTTAGCAGCCTTGTTCTTTTCTTTCATTAGAACTGCCATTTTACCCTTGTAAGCAGAGAAGCCTTCTTCAGTTAAATCTTTAATATCTGAGGCGAGGACTTTACGATCTTCATCGCTGAGATCATATTCGTTATCTAGATCAGCCATACGCATATTAAAAGCTTCTTCTTGAGCTTTAGCTAATTGTTGAGCTTCAATAGCAGATAATTTTTCGCTAACTTCTGCTAGTTGTTTTTTAAGAGTTTCTTGTTCAGCTAAAGCTGTTTCTGATTTTTCAGTTGCAGCTTTGAGAGCGTTTTCTTTCTCTGCTTTTTCTGCGCTGAATTGGTCATTAAGCTTTTTAATTTCTTCGCCAATAAATTCAGTAATGCTAGAAGCAGTTACTTCCTTCAAGAGCGTATCTGTAATATCTTCAATTTTGGTTATTTTCATATATATCCTCTCCTTTTTTACATTAATTTCATCGTCTTGGGAAGTATTATTTTCCTTAACGACTGCGCTAGAAGATGTGTTTTCTTCTTTTTCGGTGTTTATCTCTTCAGTTTGAACAGCAACACCTTGTACATCAGCTGCTGGATTTAGTGTTAATCCAACCCCTAATGGAACAACTTTACCTAAAACTTGTCTATAAATATTTTTATTTCCAACTTTTCCACTTCCCCCAAAAGACCTTAGACTCTTTTGCATTTTCTCTATTGTAGCAGCGTCAGTAACAAATTCGCCATCTTCTATATTCTTTTCATCTTCATCTAACATAACAATATTATATTCATTAAATCCAAGTTCCCAGCTAGCGCTAATTGCCATATAATTATTACTTGTTGGGTCGTTACTCTCTTCTATTTGATCTGCTATTTCTTTATTAACAACTTTCCAAATAACACCACCAAGGGTTATATTAAATGGTTGTTTCATATCTTTAACTTCTTCTGAACTTAAACTTTCATCAGATCCAAATCTACTAAAACTAGCAGATAATATACAACCAATAACTTGATTTCTATTGTGTTCTACATTAATTGGTTTATTAATGAAATTTTTAGTAATTTTAGCAGCTGTTTCGCCGTCTATAACATCACCATTTTTATTAACTCTATTAACAACACAAGCATCAAAAGCAACAGGAAGAAGATCAATATTATCTTCTGTGTTAATATCAGGTAAGAATTTCTTTAATTTTTCAAGTGAAGCAACTGAAAGATATTTATCTTTATCTTCACTCACAACTGGTCTAATTTTAATATTAGAAAATGTAGTTAAAAATTTTGTTTGTTTTTTCATAATTTATATTATATTTATATCTAAGCCATAGATTACACTATCTTCTTCATCATCTAAATACAATTCATCAATTGAAGTAAATTCAAAATCATTTAAATTAAAATTATTAATATCTTCGTTTGCTTTATTTGTATCTTCCATAGAGGGGTTAAAGCTAGCTTCAATAATATATTTATTATTAATTGCTTTTGAAAAATTAATATTAGATCCAATATAAGTAGAGATTCCACTAACCATTCTTAGAAACATATTAACTCTAGCTAGAGCTAATTGATTGAAATTTTTATCTGATGGAGTATTTCGGTATACTTTTTTAACTTGATTTATATTTACTTTTTTATTATTTTGTGAATTATGAGATTTTACTTTATCTTGAAGAGTAGCTAATATTTTTTTAGAGAACTCAACTGTTTTATCATTTTTAATTACGTCTTTTGGTCCTGAGACAATATTAGACTCAAAACCAAGCTTATCTTGATTGATGCTCATCTATATATTATACACTAGAAAAGGTATATATGATTAAAATTACTTCTTATAAAGCTCTTTAGTAACATCATCTGCTGATCCCATAGTCGGTGTTTCTGGATATTTAGTTGGTAATTCTCTACTATCAATATTTTGTTGTGAGCAAGATATTAATAAAAATAGTGGCAATATCAATAATAGCTTTTTCATAAATACTATTACACGTTTAATGATTCTTCTATTAATTTAGCTTCTGCATCTCGTCTTCTATTCATGCCCTTTTCTATACTTCCACCTGCCCATATTCTTTTCATACTTCTTATTTGATTAGCTATAAAGGATAGAGCTTTTTGATCAAAAGTATTTGTTATTTTCATACCATCTCTTATTAATTTCATTTCGCGGCGGCGATCACCTTCTAGTGCATTTCCTCGATTAAACACAAGACTAACTAATCCACCTTTTGCATCTTCTGGCATTTTATCGAAATTTGGAAAAGTATCTTTTGTTAAATTCCAAAACTTAGTTACAGTTTTATTATTGAAAACTTGTAATGATAATTCCCAAGGAATAGAGATATCTCTTAATTCTCTAATAAGATTCTTAGCGTTGTATCCTTTGATACCAACTACTTTATATAATCTATCAAAAATATCTTTAGGTAATTCTTTCCAATCTTCGCTAAATTCTGCTTTGTTCACATAACCTAAATCGTAACCAACACCAATTGTAACTCCACTTTGACCTTCGGGCCAAGTTGGATTTTTTAAAAATTTATTATAATAATTTTCTCCACCTCCAACTTCAAATTCAAGAATAAGATCTAAGGATTTTTTACTTAACATATTTATATAGGATAATCTGTTCCATAAAATCTAACTGTATTCCAACCTTCTCTGCACATTACAAAAAATCTATAATAACTACCCACGACACCAAAACTTGCTCCAGAATTAGTTATATTAATAATACCATTTCCTAAATCAGAAATTGAATCAGCATTAAGTTGACTTGAAGTTTTTGATCTTATAACCACATAATTATAAGAAAAATCTACTCCTCCAAGAGAATTTAATATCGTAGTTGGATCAAGACCAAGAGAAGAACAATTGCTAACAAAAGAAGGATAATCAAAAACTATATGATTGAAATTTCTACTAATTTGACTAGTTCCATTAATTTGATTTAATTTACTAGTATTCTGAAAACCGCAAATGCTAGGATATTTATTATTTAAATAAGTTTCTATTTTTTCAATTTCAGTCGTAGATAGTGCGCGATTATAAAATATAATTTCATAAACATGCATTTCATTAGAAGCTTCAGCATTATAACCAATTCCCTCTCTAAATGGGGAAGCTCCAATAAAAACTGAGGCATTATTAGTTTGATCTATTCCAACATCAGTAGAAGATGTAGCAACTTGTGATCCATTATATCTAATTAACCCAGATGTATTTGATGAGTATTGACAAACAATCAATCTTTTTCTATAATCTCCTGTTCCTGTGTTATAATTAAAACTTGTGTCTAAGCCGTTTTTACTTTCAAGACTATAAATAACTCCACCATTTATAGAAATTTGATATTTTCTTCGTTTTGAATAATTACCAGATTTACTAAATACAACTGAATTACCTGGTCCCGAACGAAGTAACACAATCAATGTATAAGGTGTTGTTAAATTTAAACTAGAACTTGGAAGAGCTAATATAGAAGCATTAGAATCATCATAGGTAATAACCGCTGTAAATAATGGTATTCCATTAGAGAGTTTTGGATAACCAGTATTCGCTATGCTTTTTGTAAAATTTCGATTGTTTCCACTTTGATCTTTCCAGCTTGTGATTCCTTGAAATGATGGAAGATCTGATGTTGTATTTACTGCCGATGGAGCTCCTGTCGAATTATTTTCGTCCCAAGACGTTGCATTTAAATAAAAATCATAATTAACATAAGTCTCTATTCCCAAGTCATTATCATAAACAATCCAAGCCCCATCCCAATAAATATAATTTCCATTTGGGCCATCGAATCTTGTTGTACCACCAGTGCTTCTTGTATAAGTTCCATCTGAAGTTGGCTCGCCACTATCTGTTAAAATAACTTCATTTACAAATGATGGAGTTATGAGCTCGTGAATTATTCCAGCATCAGCTTTGAGCCATACAGCTAAATTATCTTTTGGAATAAATTGTTCTATATTTATTTTTCCACTACCAGTATTTTGTTTTTTAACTGAAATTAAACTTTTATTAAATTTTAACGCATTTGGATTATTATATAAATTTAAAATTTGATCAGAAGTCAAAACTAAATCCCAAATGCCAACTTCATCTATAACTGCATCTATTGGATAACCAGCTGGACCATCAATGTAAAAATTAGATAAAGAAAAATTAGTCCAACTACTATTTAAAGGAAGAGGGTAAACAACAGATCCAATTAAATTTCCATCAATATATAATTCTGCACCATTAGGATTAACTGTAACAACGGTATGATACCAAGTATTTAAAATTGGAATAAAATTAGTAACTATATCAGTCTCGCCCCAGTTAACAAATACAAATGCATTATTACTATTTTGTATATATAAACTAATCAAATGATTACCACTTGTTCCACACCCCCAAATACCTTTTTCGTTATTAGGATTATAAGAATTTAATTTAACCCAACAAGATATAGAAAAAGTAGAACCAAGTGAAATACTTGAATTTTTTAAAAATTTACTAGTAGTTCCATCAAAACTTGCAGCATTTCCTACTTTGCCAGTTGTATTTGAAACTGAACCAGCTCCTTCAGACAAAGTCCAACCATTATTTGTATCATCTACTCTATTTCCAGAACTCTCTTCTAGATGCCAAAATGCAATTGGACTATATAACAAATTATTTGCTTTTGATGATATTGAACCCATTTTAATTATTTATTTTATCTATGGTCTTATCTAGTATATTATCTTGAGCTACTTTTTCTTTTAACCAACTATTAAGAACTCCAAAGTAAACAAGATGCTCACTATCAATTAAAAATAATTCATTGCCGAAGTTGTCCTTATAAGGTTTAACTCCAGAATCTTCAACTAGATCAATTGCTTTTTCTTTTTTGAATTTGATTCTATACATTTTAATTAAATTATTATATCGTTCGCGCGCTTGACGAGTAATAAGAGCATCATCACCAACGAAAGAAATCAATCCACCATTATCTTTATCATATTGCTTTGGTGTTGTAGCATCATAAGAAGATTTATCATCTTGTATTTTATTAGGTGTTACGGTAGCACAACCAATAAAAACAAAATTAAGAGCTAATATGCTTGCGAGCTTCTTCAAGATCTTTATCCTTTACTGCTTTTTCAATTTCACTTTGAAAATCAACTTCTTTTTGAGACTCTTGGCGATCTTTCATTTCTTTTGTGTTCTTTGCTCCGAACACATTATTGATCGCTGCGAATATTCCAGATACTGCTGAGAGTAAAGCTTGGATTATTCCAGTTGGCATATATTACTCGACGTAACTTGCTGTAGCATCTTTACAACCAGATGCAATAGCATTTAATACTTTAATAGCAAGAGCGCCGTTTCCATCAACTCTAGAAAATTGTACAGCATACATATCTTTGATTGCACTAACATAATTTACCCAATGAGTTTTTTCAACAGGAAGATAATCTGTAAGAGCTTTTTGAAGTTGATCAGGAGTTGGTGCAGATCCTAGTGTTAAAGATTCAACAATAACTGAAACATGATTAATCATTTTAGCTTTTTCAATTCTATCATTTCCAGAAGTAGCTTGATCAAGAACAACTGTGCAAGCAAGTATTACTGCTGGTTTAATATAAGGAAGAGCATTTTCAACACTTGCTGGTGCATCAATTTTTCCAGTTTGAGTAGTTGCACAAGCTCCAAGAAATACGCTCAAAAGAGCAACTGCGGCTAATTGTAATTTATTCATATATTTTCTCCAGTTCTTTTTTCTGCTTCGATTGTTTGAGGAATTGTTCCACCAGTGACTGCTGCATCTTTTACTGTTAATGCAAAAACTATACCAGACACAACTGCAACTAATTTTGAAATTCCTATAATATAAACTTCTAGAGAATCTGGAAGAAATGCTACCAATGAAGGATCAGAGTGAATTGCTATTGCAGTAGTAATTGCTATTACTGTGGTGACTCCAGAAGTGGAAGATCTCCAATTGGCGCCAAAGATTTTAGATAGCATAGTTTTCATAAGATATTACACATTTATTATAAAAGAAAAAATATATTAAATCTAATATTATTTATAACAATATACTTGAGCTGCTGATCTAAAAGTAGGTATTTGTCCAGTTGTTTTTAATAAACACACAACATTATCTCCAGTATTTATTGGAACATTTATATTTGCAGTATAATTATAAAGAGTATTTGATATCGCTGGACTAGTTGTAATAGGTATTATTCCAGTAGTATTAGTTGTAGTATTAATAAAATATCCAGTTGTAAATGGTAGATCAAAAGTTGAAGCTAATTGTGTACTAAATACAATTTTTCTTGCCACACAGTTCTCTAATACTGGAAAATTTCTATCTGCTGGAACGTTTCCATATCCTGCTGCAAAAGCTCCAAAATAACTTAAAGAAGTATTTGTTGTAGCTTGATTACTAATAAAATGTAATAAAAAATTACTTTGTCCACTTAAAAGAACTCCTGTACTACCTACAGTTAAATTACCACTAACTATATTTAATCCAGTTTGACTTATTCTTGCTATAACATTAGCTTCTGTTGTACCACCTGCATGAAATTCTATAATTTTTCCAGGAGTTCTTGTACCAATATCCAAATCTCCACCATCCATAATTAAATATCCATCAAGTCCAGTTGTATTATTAAAAGTTGGATCACTATAACCAACATTATTAATACCAAGATTAATAAAATTAGCAGAATCTGTTCCATTATTAGCAGTAATAACTAAATCAGAACTAGCAGTCGTACCAGTTGCCCTATTTTGTATATTAAGTTGCAGATAACTATTTCCGCTGCCAACAATTGAAAGAGGATTATTGGGTAATGATAATGGTAATGCTCCAGAAAGTGAAAATACCCCAGAATCAAGAAATGTTTTAGCTCCAGAAACATTTTGATTGCCGTATATTAAAACGCTAGATCCACTTAATGAACTAATATTAGTAAGTAAAGTCGAACCAGTAGTTCCAACATTTGTAGTGGTTGCATAAAGAGATAAATTTCCAGTAATTAATGGATTTCCACTTAAGATAGGTTGGAAGTTAAATGTCTTAACTCCATTTATAGTTTGATCACCAGTATTGTAAACTATAGTATTAGGAAGAGTAGCAAAAACTGGTTCATCATAAAGTCTTACTCCACTTCCATTTACGGTAGGACGAATATAAAAATTCTTAATTCCAGAAATATTTTGATCTCCAGTATTATAAAGTATTGTATTTGGAAGAGCTGGTGAAACTGGTTCGTCAAAAAGTCTTACGCCACTTCCATTTACAGTTGGTCTAGTATAGAAATTTTTAGTTCCAGAAATATTTTGATCTCCAGTATTATAAAGTATATTAGAAGCATTTAAAGTTCCACTTATGATATTTAATCCATCAGAAGTTATTCTTGCTACTGTTCTGATAGCGGTAGTACCTCCAATATGGAATTCTATGTTAGTGCCAGTAGTTTGAGTGCCAATATCTAAACTTCCACCGTTAACTAACAAATAACCATCATATGCTCCACCATTACTAAATGCAGGATCATTATATCCAGAGTTATTTATGCCAAGATCAAGATAATTTGAAGTATCTGTTCCATTATTTGCAGTAATTACCAAATCTGCAGTAGCTGTTGTTCCAGTTGAACGGTTTTGAATATTAACTTGTATATAACTACTTCCACTGCCAACTATTGATAAAGGATTATTTGGTAAACTTGATGGAGTTGTATTAGAAAGTGAAAATGTCCCAGAATCAAAAAAAGTTTTATTTCCAGAAACATTTTGATTTCCATATATTAAAACGCTAGATCCACTTAAAGAACTTATTGTATTAACTAAAGTAGATCCAGTACTCACAAGATTTGTTACTGTTGAATATAGTGATAAATTGCCAGTAATTAATGGATTTCCACTTAGAATTGGTTGCAAATTAAATGTTTTAACTCCAGAAATAGTTTGATCTCCAGTATTATATACGATATTAGGAGAAGTTAAAGTTCCACTAACTATATTCAATCCATCAGAAGTCAACCTTGCTATTGTTCTAATGGCAGTAGTTCCGCCAATATGAAATTCTATATTTGTGCCAGTAGTTTGAGTTCCTATATCTAAGCTTCCGCCATTAACAAACAAATAACCATCATAAGCACCACCATTACTAAAGTTTGGATCGTTGTATCCACTATTATTTATGCCAAGATCAATATAGTTAGATAAATCATTACCATTGTTTGCGGTAATTACCAAATCTGCTGTGGCATTTGTACCAGTCGCTCGGTTTTGGATGTTAACTTGAATATAAGTATTTCCACTTCCAACTATTGATAAAGGATTATTTGGTAGTAGTATAGTTGATGCTCCAGAAAGAGAAAATACTCCAGAATTAGCAAAAATTTTAATTCCACTAATAATTTGATTACCAGTAGTATATACAGTTGTTGTTAGATTTGGAGCTTCACCATTTAATAAAACTCCTGTGCCATTTACTGTTGGACGTGAAGCGAAAGTTTTAATTCCACTGATTGTTTCGTTGGTTGTATTATGAACTACTTTGGAATCTACTGCTATACTTTGTGCTGTGCCGTTTGGATCATTACTAAAATCATAATATAGGGATTGATTATTTATAGATGGAAAATTATTAAAACCAAGAAGAGAGTCGGTCCAAAATATTTTATTATAATCATCATTCGGTCCATCATAGATTGATATAGCTGGATTCGCAGTACCAACTTGACCATCTGCTATTCTTATTCCTTTGAAAAATATACCACTGCCTTGAACTGTTAAATTTGCACTATTTGTTCCAAGATCAGAATTAGTAATACTTACATTTGCGTCTCTTACAGATATATCAACTCCAGAAAGACTCAAATTATCTATCCCGTTTAAATCAACTCCATTTGCAAATGTTTTAATTCCACTTATTGTTTGATCAGTAAATTTATCTACAAAAGTTTCTCTTGTTATACCTGTTTCAATAAAAGCAGAATTAAAAAATCCACTTAAATCTGGTTGGTCAAGTTGTTTTACTCTAATTAAATTAGCCATAAATTAAACCTTGCTATGATAAAGTATACTAGCTAAATAACTATCAACTTGATGATCACAAGCAATAGAATTTACGCTAGCAACAGCTTCTTGATTTTGATCAACTGGTTGTTTAATGTATTGTTCTATTTTAGAAACCCAATTTTCTGGAATTTCATTAGCAATAATTATTTTAGATATTTGTTCTGCTACGTCTTTTTGATTGTAGCTTAATTTTTTAATATTATGTTTTTTGCGAAGAGCAGATGCTACTTCTTCTTCTAACTTTTGAGCAAGAACAAGATTTTCTTTTACTTTAACTAAACTATACTTTTCTTCAATTGCTTTTGATTGTTTACCAGTTCCAGGAGCAGAAACATTTTTGGTAGTTTGAGGAATTCCAGTTGATCCAGCTGGTCTGCCAGCTTCTGCTGGTTTTGCTCCACCAATAAGCGGTTGATATAGACCTTGATCTTTTAGATCTTTAAATTTTATTTGAGATTCAACCGATTCTTCTGAGGTTGGTAAACGACCAGTATCAATTGCTCTCATTCCTTCTTCTGGAGTTAATATACCAAGCTCAACAAGACGATTATAAACTCTTGCATATTGTATATCGTCTTTTAAATCAATATCTTCAAAGCAAGGAGTTGGATAATTTTTAAATCCAAGATCTTTACTAATTCTGCGAATTTCTGGTATAAGGAATTCATTAATAAATGATTCGCGAGCTTGTTTTAATCTTTCAATAAATACTTGAACTTTAATATTTGTATTAGAAAACTTTTCATCGCCAATAAGAATATTATTTAAACCAATTTTAATATCTCTATCAACAACTTCATATTTTGCTGGTCCAATAAGATTACCAATATCTGGAATAACAAATTGAGCTTTGGTTGTATAATCTGCAATAAGAACTCTACCAACGCTTTGATTTTCAAAAAGTTTTTGCATCGCTTCTAGATTCTTTTGATTAATACCGCCATTATCTGGAGTATCTCCCATAGTAACAAGCAATACTGATTGTTGCATGGTACGAGTAATTGCCATATCCATTTTCTTCATTTCAGCTTTCCAATTAATATCTTCTAATACTGGAAAGCCCATTGGCACAGCAAATGGCTCGTAATCTTGCTTCTTATAAAATACAGCACAGAGTCTTTCTCTATCCAAAGGCATCGTTAAAACGCCAATTGTTTTTGATTGAATTAATTTTCTAGCTTCTTCTGGAAGACTATTAAATACTTCCCTATCTTCATCTGTCTTGGGATTTTTTAGTCTCTCTAATTCGTAATCACTAAGAATTTTATAATATCTTCCAGTTGAAAAATTAATGCTTCCACCGATTTGAATATCTGCTGGATTTAAAACAATATATCTTGATGGTAAATTAACCGCTGCTTTAGATGTATTCAAACCAAATGTTTGAGTGATTTTTGTTACATCTGCATCAGTAATTTTTGTATCAAAACGATAAATGAATACATTACCAGAACGATAATATTCTCTAAAAAACTTATCTTGAAAATCCCATAAATTAATCTTTTTAAATAATGCCTCAAAGAATGTTCTTGATTTCGAACTTCCATCTTTAAAGTAAATATTACTAGAAGAAAATTCAGTCATCAAATCAATAGTATTTCTGAATATTGCAAAATTATAATAGCACTTTTGACATAGAATAACCGCATCGCGGATATTCATATTAGAGTTATTCTTGATTCCAGTTGAATATCTAAATGGTATTAATCCATCATCAATATTTTTGTATCTATCTGTTCTTGTTATTGTGCTAGAAGCATTTCTCCTTACAGAAGTATGCTCTGAATCAGACATATGAGTGGCTTTACTCTCGTATTGAGTAGATGCATGACTTACCATTATTGGTACAATGTCTGGATTTTTGTCGATTTTTTGATTTTTTTTAGATTTTTTAGCCATTTTACATCAAAAATTACACTTTATATAAGATTATATGTTAAAAAATATAGAATAACCAATTTATTAAATGTCAAATAAGCCTTGGATGAACCTAACTGTCCAATCTTTAATATTTCTTAAATATTGAACTGCAGCATAGGCTGATGAAAGATAAGCCCCATATGTTGTATCTGCTCCATCGGTGCGAGATGTATAAAATATTGCATCTCTTGTTCCAGCCATAACATATTTAGCATCAGAAGATATATTGCATGAGCCCCATTGATTTCTAAAATTTGTTCTTTGCCAAGTTGATCCATAATTACTTGAAGTTATAAGATATCCAGAGGTAGTTTGAAGAGATGAGTATGGATAATAAGGTATTGGAAGTACTTCTCGTACCGTTGTCAATCCTGCAATTTGGTATTTGCCATCAGAAGAAACGCTAACTCCGCCTCTAAAGTCATTATTTTGTATCCAATAACGCGGAGTAATTTTTGTATAATCTGTATAAGCAAGTCTCCAATTAGCTCCATAATCACTAGATGTGTAAATATAACCAGCTCCTGCAGTTTGATATTTTCCATCTGAACTCATAGAAACGTCTGCAGTATCTGGCAAATATTGTTGAAATGTCCAATCTACTCCATAATTAACAGATCTTACTATATATGGATAAATACCATTATTCATACATGCAATTTGATATTGACCATTACTTGAAATATCAGTGGACACCCATCTTGCTGGATTATATGTTATGAGTGCAGAAGGACCTCTTTTAGTAAAAGTAACTCCATAATCATTTGAACAATAAAGTGCTCCAGTAAAAGTAGGATTACCATTAACTGTTAAATTAATATATTGTCCATTTGATGACATTGCTACGTCAGTGTAATTTTGATTTCCACTATTTGTTAATACTGTGTTTATTGGAAAAAAAGTAATTCCAGTGTTGGTAGACATGTATGCTTTTTCTTCCCTTGCTAGTGCCACAATCCTACTAAGATCATTTGATGCAGCAACGCTTCTGAAATTAAGCCCAGTAAAAATTGAAATAAAATCTATTCCGTAATTTGTTGAAAGATAAATATTTCCTGGGTTATTTCCATCATTTAATTGTGCTGCTAATTGATATTGTCCGTTATCATTAGTCCATAACTCTCTATAATAACCTTTACTATTTGGAAAGTGTGGAGTAAGAGATTGTCCAAGATTATTATAAGGAATAACATTTAAATATCCTCCAGTAATATTATTTGCACTTGCCATACCAGAAAAACTAACTAAAATAGAAGCTAAATCTGGACCAAGAAGTGAATTTCCTTCTATATTTAAAACGCCTAATCCTGTTGGTATTTGTCCAATATTTAAACCAAGAGAATAATTGTATGTTGGATTTTTTAAAACTAAAGAAGTGACTTTGCTACTTGCTGCTATGTAATTTTTTACAGAAGAATTTGTCCCATTTATATTTAAAGATATGCCTGGATTTGATGACGATCTTAAACTTCCTTCACTAAAAAAAGTTTCTATATTTGGAAAATTATTAAAATTTAATTGTGCGCTACTAATGTTATTATTGGTATTTGAAACATTCAATGCTAGTAAATTAGTAAATGGTGTTATATTTATTGTGGAATCACTACCCAAGTTTACATTAATTCCACTATATTGACTAGGTTGAGTAATTTTAGAAGTTTGTATCATATTATATTATATAATTTTATTGGAGTAAATTACACTATTTAACGTATCATCATTGGAGAGAAGGTAGACGCTACTGGTGACTCTGTAGGGGCACTCATCATATCTAAATAACACTTTAAACCCCAATTAGCAAGCATAAGGGCTGAATAATTATCTTTTCTGGCTTTATTAGCTGAAGTGCTTCTTTTTAAATGTTGAGGCAAATCAAAAGTTTGATTTCCTCTACTTGTGGATGAGTGCTCTACTAAAGTGCATTGTTTTTTGGTTTGATATATAAAATCATCTTGATTTTCAATAAAATCTAAAATTGTCCAATCTTTTTTATCTTCAGTTTTTATTAACTCGATTGGTGCGCCACGATTCATGGTCTCATTAAAGAACTCTTCATTAGCTCCAGTCTTACTAGCAAACCATATTTTCTTATAATCAATACAAGCTTGTAAGTGCTCATTTGCTTTACGAATAAATGTGCTTGTGAATACTTGATTAAAAGCTATTCTTTTATCTTCTATGTTATATTTTTTTCTAGCATTTTTAATCATCATCTCGTAGTCTAAACCTTCTAGATCAGAGTCAACATCAAATGTTTTAATTTCTAATTTTTGTTTTTTAAATAATTCAGATTCATTACATGAAGATAAGAATACATCTGCTCCAGCATTATCTAAAATAATTGCTACAATATTAAAATTGCTCATAATATAAGAAAGATAAGATACGTGATTTTTTAAATTGCCAAGGCCAGCGTAAGTGTGTACTAATATACCATGACCTTTCTCTTCGTCTACTTCTAAAATTGCCATAGCAAAATAATCTGCATTTGGACTATCACTCATATTAGGATCAATTCCAAGAACATATTTTTTACCAGCTTCGCCTTTTAATAATGTATGAGGTTTTTCGTTATATTTTAACGTACATTCTTCCATTTTTTTTGCATTAAAATAACTATCGCTACCATCTGTGAATCTAGCGCAATATTCTCTTAAAAAACTACTATGACTTGATCCGCCAGCTTGAGCTTCTTCAATAATAGTTTTATCTATCATTTCTTCTGGAAGAGCTTCGTAACTAATTTGGCTAACAAAATAAGTAGCTTCACCTTTTTCATTATTTGTTATTTTTTCTGACCATTCGGTATAAACTTTATATAAATTTTCAAAAGTGTAACTTGCAGAAGAAAATGCTAACATCTTACTTGTATTTTCAAAAACCATTCTATCTTCTTCTTTCATTAAGCCTTCTTCAATTAATTTATCTTCTAGTTCTCTAATTTCCATACGCTCTTTGATATTTTGTGGCGCAACCAAGAATGGCATTAATACATTTTTAATAATCTCTTCTGGAAGCAAAAGAAATTCGTCTAGTACTAAAACGTTTGCACGAAAGCCTCGAATCTTTTCTCCATTAAGAGGAATTGCTACAATGCTTCCACCATTAATTTGCCATTCAAATTGATCATTTCTTTTAGCTTTAGCCCCGAAACATTGAGCTAGTAATTCTGCGCCTGGACTATTAACTATTTTTTCTAAATTATTAAAAATAAATCGTGCAGTTCTGAATGTTGGACCAGCAATTAAAATTTTTGTATTAGGTTCAAATACACATTGAAGAAAACAAAATACTGCTGCTGTAAAACTTTTACCACAACCACGACCAAAAACACACATGTTAAAATTACGATTAAAGAATGATTTAAGATGTATCTCTTGATATGGAGCAAGTTTAACACCACTAATTAATTCTGTGGTAAATCCAATATTAGCTCTCAAGAATTTCGCTAATGATATTTTAGCTTCTTTGTCATTAAGATAACCTTTCATTTTCATTAATTCAGCATTAACGTCTTTGACTTCTCTTATATATTTATCTGGAGAATATATCATAGTATTTTTAGATCATATGCTAATTGGAGATCTACTTTCTTATAAAAACATTTAGATGCTAATATTACCTCGATTATCCTTTTCATTTCTTCCCTACCGTCTACAAATAAAAATTGTAAATTATCATAATCTTGTATCAATGATCTTACATTATGGAATATAAATTCTGGAGTAGCTTTAATTTTTTTGCTAATATGTGGTAAATATTGAAAGCTTAAGGCGTTTTGTAGTTTTTCTTCTACTACTACAACAATATACGCATTATTAATTTTAGCCTTTTCTATTTCATTTTTAAATCTATTTAAATTGCCGCTACTTAAAGTACTAATAAAATCACTTAAACTTTTACGCTCAATATAGCAATTGCAATTATCATTTGAACAAGTATAGTCGCCATATGGAAGAGTCTTAATCTCAAAAGGCGTATTAAATTTAAGCCAACTTTGTTCTCTGGTGTCAACATATATTGTGTCTTTTGTTGTTAATTTGTTTTGAAATTGGTTAGTTATATTTTTAGGATGCACAAACTTATTTTCTAACCCTACTTCAGAGCATACATCATAGTAATCATTAAAAATTTTATTATAAAATACAACCGATGGACTCATGATAGTTCTTAACTCTACTTGACTTGGCGAATATGTAATTTTCTTTTCTTCTTTGCGTTTAATTAATAATGACTTGCAATACTCTTGAGCTTTTTCTATTGGCTGATCTTTTAGCCATTTTTTCATGTTATTCTTATCATTAAAATCACTATTAAAATATTGCTCTTTGCTTTTAAAGTTAATAGTTTCGCCAGTTAATAAATCTTTTTTAGCGTAATAAGTATGATAGTATTTTTCCTTATTCAAACCATATCCTCTAAGTGAAAGATGTAAACTCTTCTCGTCTTTAAATTCTTTTCCGTCAACTTTACAAATAACTGGCATAAGATTAACCATTCAGTATTTCGTCTTTGGACATTCCTAAAATTTTACATTTAATTTCATCCATAGATGATAATCTATCTATTTCTTTTTCTAGACTTTTCTTTCGCATCTCTCCCATTTTAATAAGTTTAGTTCTACTCTCTTCTTCTTTCCATATTTGCACAAGATTAATGATCGAAGCAGTCTCCTTAACCTGCTTGCTTAATTTTTCGCTTCTTTTAACTTTTAAATCGTTATTTAATTTTTGCTGTCTATTCACACAGTCATTATATTCTTTTCTAGCTGTATTACTAGCTTCAACTAAAGCCATAGGAATTTTACCATCTTCTTGCAGAGATAAATCTATTTGATTTTGCAATACAGTAATAGTTTGTTGTATACTAGAAGAAATAAGGACTTCGGTACAAAGTACTATATATTGATCTACTTCTTCTTGAGATAAATCACCTTTATTATAAGTATATCTTACAAAACTACTCTCAAAAAGCTCTCGATCATTTTCATTATCGTAAAGATTAATTTGATGTATAAATCTATGAGTGTTCATATAACTTATTACGGCAATAATTTCTCTTTTTTGACCATGAGTTATTTTACTTTTATCTATTCCATCTAAAACATATTTATTAATTTTTGCTATCATTCTTTCTTCGCTGCGAGGAGGTTTATAATCTCCAGTAGAAGCTTCTTCATTTTCACTATTGTTATATTTTATATTTGTGGGTATACTTTTCATGTAGTCTAAAACGCTTCTGCTTTCTTGGCAAAGATTCGTTAGAGTTTCATTTTTAAATAAGATTTTAGCCATTTCCAATCCAGTCATAGAATTACAATTATTACTAATGTATTCTTTTTGGTCGTTGGATAATTCTAATATACCTTTGGCTTCATATTCATGGCTTTTGCGTGGTTTAATTTGTCTAGAAGCTAAAAATTGTTTAACAGCTTTGCCTTCTTTGCTTCTGCCATCAAGATCATCTCTATCAAAAGCTAATTTAACAAGTTCGGCTAGAGATGGAGGACTACTTGGCCTATCATTCCATTCTTTTAATAGTTTTAATTGCTGTTCTTCTGTTAGTATTAAGATATCTTCGCTCATACAATATCTATATCTCCATTATATAAATGCTTTTTGACTTTTATTATAATAGCTTTCTTTAAATTTTTAATTTGTTTATATCCTGCCATTCTATTCTTTTCGCTAGTTCTATAACCCATTAGTTTAGCAACTTGCTCTTCGGTTTTACCATCGACATAAAGATATTGATATATTTTCCACTCAATAGGTTTTAATACTGTTTGCATTTTAGTGTGTACATTTTTTGCAGCTGCTTCTACATTAAAATCATTTCCTTTCATATTGCCAATTTCATTTGTATGATTTTCTAAACTCACTGTTAGTTTAGTGTCATGTGCGCTTTTCTTACTCTTCTCCCAATTTGCATATAGTGGGCAAGCTGAACATTGTTTACTGTAAATTCCACAACCATCTTCATTTTCTGCAGCAGAACATTTTAAACAAGGACGAGTATAATTACTGTAATTATTTCTTATTAAATTTTTAATTTGGTTACTTATTATTCTATTTACCCAAGGAGCAAGTGGTTTTGAAAAATCATAAAGATGCCATTTTTTATAAATATGAAATCTTAATATTTGAGATACATCACTGTAATCCATCCAAGCAATAGCGGTTAAATTCCACTTATTTTTTCTTTTTAAAATTTCAGAGTTTATTCCTTCGATACAATCTTCAAATATTGGACGTTTAGCCATCTTTCTGGCCTTTACGACGCTTCACTGGTTGAGATACTGAACGAGACAATGGGCGTATAGCTCCACCTTCTTTTGCAAAATCTTCCATTACTTTCTTTTGATCTATTTTTTCGAAAGTTTTATTTTTTCTTAATTGATTTTCTTCTCCTCTTGAGGTTCCCA